ATACCGGTGCCGACTTGCGGGTCCTCCTTGGCGAACGATCCTACATTTCTTGGGTTCTCATAATGGTCGATTACTTTATCTGAATAAGCCATTGTGTTCTCCTAATACTTTGTTAATTACTTCTTCTGGTTGAAAGCGATCCCATTTCGTCCTATTTTCTTTCCCCAGAATCCATTGGAGGTTACTTTTACCACCAATGATTTTAGGATCTATGCCCATTTCATAACCTTGCTTGAAAGGAATGATATGATCTAGCTGATATTGATCCTTTCTTTTGCCGGTATTTTCAGGTATTAATCCTTCTTTTTTCATAGCATATTTTGTTCTATAAGTTGCTTTTTTACATTCTTTTTTATATTTAATATATTCATCAGAAATTAACTTTTTAGGCCTTATATTATTTAGTCTACCTTCCCAATTAGGATTATTTGATCCAGTCCATTTTTCTTTCTGCCTAATATTAGGCAATCCTTTATTCCAACCTTGTCCCTTTTTTAATCCATCTAAATTTAGTTTTAATTTTTGTTCTACTGAAAATCGCTTACCTTTGTTCCATGGAATATTTCCTTTGCGATTAATTGGATTTTTACATGGTGTTGAACAATATTCAATGAATCTAGGCTTCCTTATAAAGGATTTACCACAATACACACATGAAATTGTTTGCCCATATTCATTTCTCATAGACTTATTTATCTTGGCGCACCCGTTTGTGATCCTTTATTTTTCAACCACGGTCATATCATTCTAATACCTATACACCTGAGCCGAGTAGGCCATCTTTATTCTCCCTTGGTATCGTAGTTTCTAAGTTTTCTGTTCTTGTTGGATTATAGGCAAACTTTACTAAAAAGTGTTGCCATGCTTCTTCCTCTTCTGGAGTGACTTCAAGTTCTTGTACTTGTTTGTAGTGATCCATATATACCTCTTTGAAGTTATAGTTATTTAGTCAATATTATCATCATCAACAACAATCCAACCCAATTTTAATAAATCTTGCCGAATTTCATCAGTAACCACACCTTCACCAACATATTTTTCGTATAATATATTTAATTCTTTTTGTTCTTCAGTAAGGGTCTCATTATCTATAACATCATTGGGATGAAACTTTATACCAGAACAGTACCAATCTATGTAATCCCCTTCTTCACGCATATCTGCAATAATACCACCTGCATAACGCCAACTACAACTCCAAGTTTCTTTTTTTAGTATGGGCCATACATCGTTTTTCATAAACTCATTGTTGGACATAGCAGCATATAAATTTTGTGCGTAGTCCATACGTTCTTTTGCTTTATCGCAAATCCACTTGGTAGAACGTAAATCATATTCTAAATTGTCTTTTTTAAATTTTTCTTTGGATTCTTCGTTAGCTTTTTCAATAGGTATATTATCAAAGTATTCAACCATTGCTTTAACAGTCTGATCATTTTCCACAGTTTTGCCCTCCGAAGCCTTACGCTCTATGTACTTAAATTTTTGAAAACTATGTCTATCTTTGCTACTGTTCAACATTTTCAACCTCTATCCAAGTATAATCACCTAACCATTTTACTCTACAAATATATTCATATTGTTTGGGTACTCCTGTACACCAATCATTAGGTCCTAATAGTGATAATCGTGTGCAATTGTCTTTATTATCAAATAATAGCCAGTATACATTACCATGGAATATTTGAAAAGTATATTGGGCACTGTGAACCATATCTGTAATATCTAATCTACGTTTAATACTTGCTGCTTGTTTTTCCAAAACTTTGACCAAATCCATTATTCTTTCATATTCTTGTTGAGCATGTAGTCTTGCCACATTGACCATAATATCTTTCTGTTTTTCAATAGGGATAAGGTCAAATTTAGGTCCACCAACTTCAGTTGGGTATGGGGTTATATTGCGATTAAAGAACTGAACTAGTCCTGTGCCCAAATCAGCATCAAAACTGGTGCGTCCTTTACTTAGATTACTGACGGGCTTTTCAGCAGCAGTCATTGAATAAATCTACCTTTTCCCATGGTAACATATCTTTTCCAAAATGTCCATAGTTTGTAGTTTCTGAATAAATTGGTCTGAATAATTTAAAACGTTCAATAATACCCCATGGTGTTAAATCCACATTTTTTGTAATATATTCTGTTAATTCTCTACTCAATTCATTATTAGGTGTTTCTATATAAAAACTCATTGGATTTTTCATTCCAATAGCATAACTAATTTGACATGTTGCCCATGGAGCTTTTCCGCTAGCCACAATATTCTTTGCAATATAGCGCATCATATATGCCGCACTGCGGTCTACTTTTGTAGGATCTTTACCACTAAATGCGCCCCCACCATGTGGGCTATAACCACCATATGTATCTACAATAATTTTACGCCCAGTTAACCCAGTATCCCCATCTGGGCCGCCTATTACAAACCTACCAGTTGGATTAATTAAAAACTCAGTATTATCATCAATTAATTCTTTGGGAAGAAATTGTCTTATCATTTGTTCAACATCAATTCTTATATTTTTTATATCATAATCAACATGATGTTGTGTACTACAAACAATTTTAGAAATGCGTTTTACTGAACTATCGTCATTGTATTCCATTGTTACTTGTGACTTACAGTCAGGTCCTAAATAACTATTTGTACTGTTCTTTCTAATATAAGATAACCCTTCAACAATTTTATGTGCATAAAATATAGCACTAGGCATGTATTCAGATGTTTCATTACAAGCATATCCAAACATCAAGCCTTGATCTCCTGCTCCAAAATTATCAGTACCTAAGGCAATATCGTGACTTTGCCCATGCATAAGATTAGTAATATTTAAATTTTGCCAATGAAAACCTTCTTGTTCATACCCAATGTTTTTAATTGTTTTTCTTATTAAATATTCAACATCTAAGTTATCTAATTGACCTTTATATTCACCTGCTAAGATTACATTATTTGTAGTTACTAATGTCTCACAGGCACAACGTAAAGATGTATCTTGTAATGTCATAAAACTATCTAGTATTGCATCACTTATAGCATCAGCTACCTTATCAGGATGACCCTCCCCAACACTTTCACTTGTAAAAAAATACCCCATTTATTCCTCTATTTAAAAAATATTAATGCCATTACTACTGCTTGTGCCATAAAACCTATACCTATTGTAATTAAATTAAGTCTATCTTTTTGTATAATAGCTTTCATAAACATTAGTCCTAACCCTGCCCAAACAATAAGAACAAAATCAATCGGGGGCATAGTATCTGTCATTCCAAACATAATGCCTAACAAACTAGGAGCAGTAGCAGCATGAAAACATAAGATAGCCATCCAGTGAATAGTTTCACTTGATAAGTGTGTAATTTTGTCTTTAAAATCTTTACCAAATTCTGATATGTAAGTTAATAATGCGATGTAAAAATTTTGCATAAATTTCATGTTTTTTTCTCGTTATAAAAAATGTGATTGCCTATTTTTGCTATACGCACATATGGCCAATTTGGCTTGACATATACAGCATGATAATACAAGGCATTTTGTAAAATGTCAAGCCTAAATCCTTCTAATAATACTTTTTTTGCTACTTCCATGCTTTCATTATATAACTGATTATTTATTGGTCTATTTTTTGCTATACTATCGCAGTACCAACTAAATTGACATACAACTTTTTGCATGATAATATTTTTTTGATATACCACACCACAAACATCCTCAGCGAACCTACCGTCATTTACACGATTAAGTGTAACCTGAGCAACAGCAACTTTTCCTTCAAAAGGTTCGTGTGCAGCTTCTCTATATATATTTAATGCTAGACAGGATAACCTTTGTTCAATTTGTTTTACCGTGGGGTTATCAACTGACACTTCTAGTGATTTGTAAATTTCAAACTTATGGTTGGTTATGTGGAACATAAAAAATGCCACCAAAAATAATCCAAATAAATGACTTATACTTTTAAATGAATTTTCCATCATACTCTCCTTTCGCCCTATGGACTATGGAACATGTAAAACTATAAGTATATAGTTCAACAGTTTTTAAAACAATAAATTTGGTTTAAGTAACCCAACAATCACAATTACATTCAATTACGTTAGCTATAGCTTCAGTAATATTTGGTGTAGATGGCAACAATGCGCCTGATATATAAGTTCCATCTAAATTGATTGGCAAAGCTGGATTTGCATAAGCAAAACTGCCCAAAGCAACAGGAGTGGTAGAAATAAACGTCCCTCCAATTGGAGGAAGTTGTGTAGGAGGTACGGTAGTGCTTAAAATAATTTCACAAACATGTATTTCTTCATTGCCTGTTTCTCCATTTAAAATAGCATTGCTGACTACTTTTTGCACATTAGTAATATTATCCAAACTTAAAAACAACTTTTTACCACTTTTTAATGTAAGTACTACCAAATTAGAATTATTAGTATTTGGTCCAGTATCAACCTTACAGTTTAGTAAATCTGCATTTGTAGATGTACCACCTCCCCTATCTACCCTATCAATTGTAAAGGTATTAACAGGGCTAGTGTAAGGACCTGTGGGTACAGCAGTGCCTACAATACTTATATTACTATTACCTGATAATAAAGTCACTGTAGAACCACCTACAAATGAACCAGTAGCAATAGTAACACCTGTATTTGTACTGTAAACAAATGGACTTTTGGGATAAATTAAATTACCTGCTGCATCATAATTAGTAACCCATGCAGGTAATGTAAAATTTTCACCAGTTGTAATATTTACAATTCCGTTAGTCGGTAATGCAACAGGTGCAGTTCCATTCAACACTAATGCTGTTGTATTAGCCACACTTATTCCTGCCAAATCACTTGGAATATTATTATCTAATTGTATTCCTACTTTAGCGAGTCTAGCCTGATTACGTTCAGTACGCATGGCCCCTACAATGCTTTGTCCTCCTATTGTATCAAGATTGCTTATTGCCTCTAATGTTTGGACATGCATGTGCGGTAACGTGTTTTGTGCATACGTAGGTAAATTGTCCGTAAAAACGTATAACGTAGTAGGATAAATATTAATCCATGGGTCCCTTGGTATGGGAACTGGGGGAAGACCTATAAATCTTGACCGTTGTTCTCTTGTCAATTGTTGTCCACATTGGTCAGCAAGGATTTGTAATTGAATTACTTTTAGCCGAGTTTTGGTGTTTACCGAAAGTGCTTCTATTTCTTGATTAGCTTGATTTATATAACCCTGAGTAACAGTATTCATAGGGGCCTGCCACCCCCCTGTACCTACACTATAACGACCATCTCTATCATAAACGTCACCTGGAGTATTTACTCCTGCTTGAGAAATATCTCCATTTTCCAATACTGCTAATGTTGCTGTCGGAGGATGCTGAATTGAAATACGCTCATAAGGCATATTTGCTTGTACCCATATAGCATCTCGTGGCGGATACACAGGAACAGTAGGTGCCGGAGCACCGGTTATGTTTTGTCCTACTAAAATAGAATTATTCCAATTAGGCTGTACATCTCTTGCTAACCATGTGTATCTTCCCCCGTTATTAATTGCTACATTAATAAGCCTTCCAAAAGTACCCTGTCCAACTGACCCTGCATCCGTATCTGCTTTACCTATATTAAAAGTAACCCTTGCATTAACCTTATTAGGATAAATGGTAAGCGTAGGATCAGGCGCTGTTCCTCTATAATAACCTCCTCCATCATCGTTATTATAATGTATACGAACTTCATACCACCAACTATATAATTCAGGAGAACCTGCAAAATTATAGTATCTGGAAGAATTTGTTGCTATTCCTGTTGCTCCATTTATATATTGATTGGAATCTACAACTCTTTTTGCTGTACCTGTTCCTGTTCCTACACCAGTAGCCTGAAATCGAACTCCGACTGTATTAGAAGATGCTCCAATCAATGTGAAATTTGTAGTTCCTAAACTTACTATATCATAAGCTGCACCTATTATAAAACTTCCTGCTGTATACGTTGATCCATCTAAGTTAAAGTTTGGATTAGGAGGATTTGCCGCAGTTGTAGGCGCCACATAAGGTTTAGTAATCTCATATCCATATACTTGACTTATTGTGAACTTTGCTGGTTCCCAAGTAACCGCTAAAAATAGTTGATTGTATATATTATAAAGTTTTCTTGTTTCTAAATTATTTATTTGATAAAGTATTTCTGCCCAAGGATATGGCAACCCAGACATGCAACCAAAGAAATCACTCATTGTGTACGAGCCATATGGCCCACTACCTAAACCAGTTAAATCCAGCCCTTGTATCGCTAATGTAGTATCGGTTGGGGTAGATGTGCCGTTTGTTAAATTTAAACCATAATTAGTTTCCATTGAATAAACAACTTGTGCAAATGTTTAAGCGTCTGCTTTGGTTATATTACGAACTTGCAACATACTATAGCTGAAAGCACTAGCAGCTATAGCTAAATCAGTTGGTAATATATTTATTAAATTTGATCCAAATCCTATTGGTTCATCCTGTATATTTACCTCTGTCGTAGAACTTTGTGATGTAGCATCTGTGGTTAGTGGAAGTCCCGGGGGTGATAAGTTGCCAATTTGTGTAGAAATTGCAGTGGAGGTTAGTTGGGAGTTTATTCCATTTCCACTGAAAATTAAGTAATAGGTTTTACTATTAGTAGGTCCACGGGTAGTGTTATAAATAGGTACAGTAAGACCTGTGTAACTTGTTGGGAACATTTTTCTTACATTAAGTAAGTCAGCTAATGATGTAAGATTTGTAGTGCTACAATTAAGTGGTATTAAAATTTGTGTTAAATTAGCACCTGCAATGACTAAAAACGCACCGTAAATTTGTTTTTCTTGTATTGGAGTAACTACTGTTTGTAACCCAAATCCTATCTCATCAATATCAACTTCGGATAATCCAGCTCCCAATAATGCCAGTGTCAATTCTTGTGTTACTGCATTATTTTGATAAATTGTTTTAAGTAAATTACTGGGTTTTCCAAAATTTTGCAAATCTGCTAAACTTAAACTTTTACCTAAAGCCATCAAATCTGCACCAAATTCTTTCAATGACCTACAGACTCCAGCAATATCTGCTGTCATTAAATCAGGCATATTACTGTAGACACCATCTAAAAAATTTCGGCTTTCCAATAAAGAAAATATTGCCTGATTACTATAACTCAAAAATCCATCACTTTGCATGAAACTTGCACAAAATTCTTTGTATTGTGGGTCGTTTATAGCGACACTACCGTCTATAATACCATTGTAATTAAACTCATACCAAGCTTGGAGTGCATGTAATCTGATATATCCCCATTGTGTTACACTGCGATTAGGATTGGATGTATTATATGGTATCCAAGTTGCAGTTTGTCCTTGTCCAGTATTACCTGATATTGCGAAACCTGTTGTGGCTTGTCCAACACCCCCGACTATATTACCTGTTCCCCCAGTTGGACTACACCACATATTACTAGGGTCTTCTTTTTTATAATCATTTGGTTTAGAATTACCTAAAAATGGACAGATATACTTAGGATTTATACCGATACTAATTATATTATTATATGTATCATTAGTAAGAGTATAAGGGCTAGCACCACTTGGTTGACCTCTGTTATACCCATCATTAATAGCCCATGTTAACAAACGTAAACATGTTTTACTTACAAGAGTCCCAAAAGTGTAGGATGCGTTTTGCTTGCTTATACCCATGTGTTCTTGAGCAACAGGATTAATACGAAATCCAGTATTTTGTAATATTGAACTTTCTAAATTAACCCCTAATGGGCTTTGTTTGCCTGTATCTGCCATGATATTATGGACAAAAAACGTCGGGACTACCTTGGCTTATTCTATGTCCACATGAATTACCAGAACCTAGTCGTATAACAGGAACGCCTTCACAAAACACAGTAGGACTACCATCTGTGGTTTTTGCAGCACTATGTGGAGGATGTGGTTTACCAAATGGTGCATGCGGACTTATTGTGCTTACATGCAGCCCAACTGCTATGCCATTACAAAAAACTGTACTGGCACCTCGCAAAATACGTCCTCCTGCAGTATTGACATCTCCTAATCTACTTAAATTTGGCATTTTACCCCAATACTATTTTCTTACTAGGTACAGATAAACCAGTGGTAGCTTCTACATATTTGTTTCTAACATTATCATCAGTAGGTCCGTACATCGTAATACTATTAGTATTTAGCTTAATAAAATCATCGGTTTTTGCTGTAAATAGGCTAGGAATTAATCCCATTCCTTGTGGACTCGGGGCGACACTGACAGGTTCCTCTAATGAAATAAACTGCCCATCTACTGACTTTACTTTACTAATAACTTCTTCACCTGAATTTAATTTAAACGTATATACTTGATTAATTTCAATATTCATTATGCTGCCTGTTGTAAATAATTTTCTAAATCAGTCACTCCGCCAATCAACTTATCATCAATAAAAATTTGCGGAACTGTTTTAGCATTGGGCACTGCTTCTAATAATTCTTCTTTTGTCCAACCATCTCCTAATTTTCTTTCTTCATACTCAATACCTTTTAATTGTAATAACTTTTTTGCCTTTTCACAATGTGGACAATGGTACTTACTCCAAATAATAACTTCCATATTACTCTCCTTTTAAATTGTTGGTAATTCGTTATAATCTAATGAATCACTCATTATACCAATTACGTAATTGGTGCTTTCATTTTCTTGTAATGCTGTTTGTTTTTTACTTGTATCGCTATGTTTATTGAACCATGGAATAGGCGTTGCTTTTGGTGCTGGTGCGTTATATTTTATACCTATTTCTTTTAATGCAATATTAGCCGTGTAATCTACAAAATCACGTAAAATATTTGCATTAAGTCCTATAACAGGACCTTTTTTAAATAAATAATCGGCCCAAAGTTTTTCCTCACGTATAACATCCATATACATCCTATATACTTCTTGTTCACATTCAATCTTAGCTTGTGCGAATCTAGTATCTTCTTTCACAACTTGATTAATTAAAAATGCTGTCCATTCTTTGTGTAATAACTCATCTTGTAATATTAAACTTATAATATTACCATTACCAATAAAAATCTTGTTCTCTACCATAGCGAGGCTTGTAGCAAAACTCACCATGAATCTAAATGCTTCTAATGCATAACTCGCATTGAGTGCCATCCAAATTGCTTTAATATGTGTTGGTTCTAATACTGCTTCTTTAGTAGGATCACATATTTCT